AAAGTTGTAAGTACCGCTATGGGTTAGGTTTGCCCAAGGTGCGGCATATACTTTGAATCCTGCTTTGCGAGCAATCTTGCAGAAGTGGTAGTCCTCTGACAACAAACGATTACCTGATTCTTCATCAATGCTAGTAGTAAAGAACTCATCAACGATCTTCTTCTTTGGGTTCTTATCAGTAATGTGAATCATATCGTTGGTGTACTTAGGCACTGTAGGTTGTAGAGTTTCAAATACATTACGCTTGATTAACATAAAGCCTGTACCACCGTTGTCGATCTCCATGGGATTGTTAATGTTGCCTTCAGTTTCTAACGCACCACCCACTAAGTTCACTACAAAAGAACCTGTGTAATTACCTAAGTCTTTGTAGTCAACACCTTGCTTAACAGCATCATGCACTAGCTTCCAGTTAATTTCTTTCTTGGGATAAAGACCGCAAATAATATCCTTGTCGGCTTTTACCATACGTACAATATCTTTTGGATTAAAACTAATGTCCGCATCAATAAACATTAGGTGACTTGCGTCTGATTGTAAAAAGTCATATGCCATGCCATTACGGGCACGAGTAATTAAAGATTCATTCATCATGTACGAGTAGTACATTTGAATTTTGTGCGGCATAAACGTCTGCACACACTCTAAGATACCCATGGTGTAACCACCTGTGCATAGCCCGCCATACATCGGTGTAGCTACAAATAATTTGACGGGCTTTGGTGCTTGTATTTCATCTAGTTCTAACATTTAATTTCCTTTTAGTTATCTGTACTTCGGTAAGCATTGTATGTCGACTACTACATCAGAAGTCTGACCTGTAATTCTACGACGAGCAAAAGTAGGTGAAGCTCTTAATCCTGAGTCTTCGCATAAGCGAGTAGCCTCTACCACTTGAGTCCTACTCATAGCTGTAACCTCTGTCTCATAAACATAAGCTACGGCTGGTATGTTAGTTGTATTAGTGATAGGTATATTCTGAACATTAAGTGGGGGTGTAAATACTATTGACTCAGGCTTTTTGCTTGCACAAGCTCCTAGCAATACGGTTAAGACTACTATTAGTTTTTTCATTTACTTCTCCTTATTCACGAACGTCAATGTAATTTGCAAACTTAAACAACGATGATGCCTTATTAAAATTTAATATTAGCCCTGCTTGGCGAGCATCCGCCTCCATATCATCAAAGTTATGGGTTTTTCTATTGTTTGTTAACCACTCATCCTCCTCATAAGTTTCAATAGTTTTGTTAATCTTGTTAATGTAAGTAACCTTTGTCCACGAATTTGCCTTGCCATTATTAAACATACCTCTAACAATCTTGATGTGATTACTGTGATTCCATGCCTGTATATATCCAGCAATGCCATATAAACCGTTCCAACCGCACTTGCCTGTATACATAACAACTGACCCAGCACGGTACTCAGACATAACCAACTTGCAAGTCGAGCCTGTTGGGTTGTCTAGTGGCATAGCATTGATAGCCATTTCTTGAGCATTAGCGCTCGAACACAGCAGGCCAATGCAGAAAAGTAGTTTGTTCATGCTCTCATCTCCTCGTAGTGACCAACCGCATAGTCCTTAATAATCTTGCCGTTTGTTTCGTCGCCGACTAGCATTGGGTCAATCCAAACTTTCTTACCTGACTTGGGTGCAGTTCTCCAATGTCCACGTCTCCAGTGCTGGCGAGGAGAAGCATGTGTGCCATGTGGCATAGTAACTTCGGTATCTTTCTTCTTGGTGTCGACTGTAATTAAACGGAACTCAACCAAAGGCTTCTTACCTTTGTTAACACGCTTTCTATTAGCCGCCGCTTCGTCAGGTGTAGGAGCAGATACATACATGTCCCCGCCTGATATGGTTAGCATGTGGATAGCTACAATGCCCTGACCCGCTATGTTTCCTATTGTTTCGGGGTCGTTAAACTCTGCATCGTTATAGTTTTGATAGCTTTGTAATTTTAGTTCCCCGTTTTCTATACCAAGATAAGTGGTACAAGCATAGAAAGACCGTTGCCGTGCATTGGGCTTATTAAAAATAGCATGTACTGCTACTTTATCGCCTTCTTGCACCATAAAATATGCGTAGAATAAATTAACTGTTCCGTCTTGTGTAATTGCTTCACCTCTTCGGATTATTCCGTATTCCTCGTTATGTATGGTCTCGTCATTTGCATGAGTTTTTTCTCCTGTAATTATTGTTATCATCGGGAAAGGAAGTCTTATCTGACCTAAACTTTCAATCTCAGAGATCATTCGTTGAAAGTCTTTATCAAAATGATTTTCAAGAAGCACTTTTGGGTAATCAGTAATGCAGTCACTAATATGTTTCTCTGCATCTTTATGCATGCTATAACATTTACCTTCTTTAGATAGCTTAATATAGTCAGTAAAGGCAGTCAGTATTCGTTCTTTTACATGAGGAGTTTCAAACCCAGCTTTTACGCTTGAGTATGTATCCTCTGCTCCAATTAAAGCTATTGGAAACAACTTTTGTGACTCTAATAAATGAGGGTCAATAGTTCTCCCTCCAGCATCTACTAACGCCATTCTTCCATCTCCCCATAGTTTTTACCAACTTGAGCTTCACATGCCACAGGCAATCCTTTAGCCCAGTCTGGTGGTGTTGACATGACCTCGACAATCCATGCACAAGCCTCGTCTACTTCATCTTCGGGAACTACGCACACCGCCGCATCATGTACGGTTAGCACAGGGCGATAGCGCTCAGTGAGTTTTAACATCTGCTCGCCCACGATGATCCGTGCAAGAGCTTGAACTACGTTTTCCACAATAGACCCGCCCCATAGAGACACGGGGCCTTTGCGTGACTTGTATTCGTATCCGCTTTTAGTTTCATCAGTGTTGAGTTTTAGGTCAGGGTAGCGGATGTACAACCCGTTTGGCAATTTAAAGCCTTCCTTGGTAACAGCCACGCACTTATGCTTGCCATAGTAGGAAGACTTGCTAGTCGGTTGCCAGTCAGCCATAGCCTTTAGAGCCTTGTCGCCTTCTCTCCAAAGCTTAACAATCATGTCGTTGGTGTCTCTGTACAATTTAACTATCTCGTCACACTTCTCCTTAGTGAGATCAGCGCCTGGCGGACTAGTCTTTAGTGTGTGCTGTAACTTTAACGACCCAGTACCATATCCCAGTCCGAGGATGCAGGTCTTACCCACGAACCTTTCAACGGGATTCTTTTTTGTGATTTCAATGTCATATATCTTCGACGCAAAAATGGAGTAAACATCGTCCCCGTTGGCAAACTCCTCAACCAAGTCTTCCTGACCCGAAAGCCACGCAAGTACACGTGCTTCAATTTGAGACGAATCGCAGTTGATAACCATGTAACCTTCGGGCGCAACAACCGCATTCTTAAGGGCTTTTTTCTTCTTGTCACGGCTCGGTAGGTTTTGGAAATTAACCTTGTCCGACCCTGCCCAACGACCTGTATGCGCCCCGTAGTATTTAAGAGGGATTGGTAATCGCCCTTTGTTTCTTGCTCCAACGTCAATGAAACGTTCAATGCGACTCTCCTCAATAGTTGATTTAGTTCCCAAACGCACGGCGGCGAGTTGTTGTATAAACGGGTCTTCGTGTTCTGTTAACGCTATGAACCCTGTGTCGTTCTTTGCCAGCGCATAGGTCAGCTTGCCAGTAGTCTTGCTTTCCTTCATTGGCACTTCAACACCAAAGTCCTCTAGCACTTGAGCAAATTGTTTATTACTAGCTAACTTCTTACGTACTGACTCTTCGTCTTCGCATTCAAGCTTTTCTTTAAGCGTCCCCAATAACTGTAACTTCTCATGCTTTAGTTCTTCCAGTCGGTCAACCAAAAGAGCATCGTCTACCTCCAGCACAGGATTAATAAACATCCGCAAAGTTAAATCTATCAGTTGTAATTCGTCTGCTGGGAACGCACTCGACAATACTTGGAAGAGCTTAAAAGTTAGCTCCACATCGTTCTTACAGTATTCGCCGTATTGCGCAAGCTCGCTATTTGAGAAACCAGTTATCTGTTTACCTTTAGCGTCAACGACCTCTGTACCCTTCTTGCCTAAGTTGTAACGCTCAGATAGGTACGCTAAAGAGCCTCCGACATCCACACCATTGGTCGCCCTACCCATGCAAAGAGTATCAAGATATAGCTTTGGCTTGATGCCAAATCGCCACGCAAGGATTGCACCATCAAACATCGTGTTGTGACAAAGAAGAGCAGAATCATTCCACGGGTACGTGGAAAGGTATTTTTGGATGTCAAGGTGTGAGCCAGAGAACCACTCAGTGATGCCCTCGCCAACCTTGACACCGACACCGATCACCTCAAAGCGTTTGTCCCTGATGTATTCCTCAGTTGTTAGCTTAGTTAGTGAGTAGTCTTGAGCGTAGTAAGTCTCAAAGTCTAGGGTGATTAGTTGCACTTAAATCCTTAAATAACAAATTCAATAGATACAAAAATAGGGAGCAGAGCATAAGCCCGACTCCCTAGGGGTTACTTACTTAAATTATTAATTTCTCTAGCAAGATACCATTGCGCCTTCTGCAAATCTTCTAACTTACTTCCTTTGTGGTCAGCACGTGTGATGTACTTAACTACATTGCCAAGGTTATAGTTAAGAGACTTTGCCTCGATGAAATCAAT